CAGGAGCAGCAGCAGGAGCAGCAGCAGGAGCAGCAGCAGCAGGAGCAGCAGCAGGAGCAGCAGCAGGAGCAACGTTAGTTGCCGGAGTCATGGTGACATGAGGCAGGAACTTAGCTGCGTTTTTCTCACCAGTTTCGCCAATAATCTTGGCACGTGTTACAGCTGCGTTAGCTTCCGGCGTGTTTGGAATTGTGCCGTCTGAATTTAACTGTACGCCAGCTTTTTGTAGTTCAGACTTTACTAGATCAACGTGCATCTTGTACTGTGGATCAGCACCCTTAGAAGCATCACCAGCAATCCATGTACCAATCAGATTTTCTGGAGTGGCTTTGGTGTTTGCCATTGGGCCTTGGCTAGATAAATAAGTACCAACCAAACGTTGGGTGTCCGCTACGCCAGCTTGTGGTGTATCGTATGTTTTAAATCCGCCGTTTTGTTTAATGCCAGTTGGGTTGTTCACATCTGCGGCAACACCATGGTAGCCACCGCCGGTAACGGGTGGTTTAGCCGCTGATGTTGCATCTTCTTTAGCAGCTTTTAATTCAGCTTGGCCTTTTGGTGTTGGCTTAAATGTTCCGTTAACCACATCGTTAACTGATACATAACCAATCTTACCGCCGCCCAAATCAACTTCAATGCTCTTGCCGTAAAAGTCTTTATTCAATGCGGCAGTACGGTTAATCTTAGATATTTCTTGTAAATGATTATCTAATAATTTATCGCCGGCGTCATATTGGCCGTTAGCATATAATTCATTAACGCGATTTAACACGTCGCGATTGTAACCGCCGGCTGTTGGGCCAGCACCGCCTGTGCCGCCACTTCCACCAGCTCCAGATTCACCACCAGCTAAATTATTAAGCGTCAATAACATGTTGTTACGACGTTGTCCTAATAACTGTTGTGATGTTTTAGCTTGTGATAATTGGGCTTTCATGCCAAATAGTTCGGCATCTTGGCGATCTTTTTCAATCGCGCGGTTTTGTAATGCTTCAGCAGGGCCAGCAACACCGCCAGACCACCATGCTGTTGCATCGCGCAAACCTTCTAAAAAGCTATTCTTTTGCTTTTCTTTTTCGTTGATCAATTGTTGCATATTTTCCAACAATTTAGGATCAAAGCCGGTTGGGCCAATAGGCTGTCCTAATGAATAGGCGCCTTTAGTTGGAATACCTTTAGTTAAAGTAACATCCTCCAAGCCCGATTTAGGGGCATAGGAGGCATTATCCATACTGTCTGTTTTAACTGAATCGGTTGGAACGCTATCTAAACCTGCCATAATTATTCTCCTCCGCTATCAGCTGGAAGTTGTGAAGGATCTAAAGTTGAATTTGGATTAGCTGGCGCCATATTGGCTGCAGTTGTAGCATCAATAGCTGCCTGAGTTTGTGCTGGTGTGTAGCCGCCAGAGTTATTACTACTGCTATTGTTACCAAAATAACCAGCAATCGTACTAAGTAATCCGGGGTTGGCTACTTGTTGACCTTGAGCATTAGTTGTTGTGCCACCAAATAACTGACCCAATAAACCGCCGCTTCCAGTAGAACCACCTAACAATGAAGTCAAACCAGCGATCTGGTTAATTGGTGAAATTTGAGTTGTATTAGATACAGTTTGTGGTGCTTGAACACCAGCAAGAATGTTGCCCAAATTGGCTGCGTTAACATATGGTGAAGACTGTTGATATTGACCGGTGGTAAGTAGATTGTTAATATCTTGTTGGCCAACGTTACCGGCTTGAGCAGCGGCTTGTACGCCGGTTGCTTGATTGCTCAGTGCAGCATTCATTTGCTGAGCTGCTAATTGAGCTTGTGCGTTGGTTAGGGCATTGATATCAGCTGTTTGACCACGCAAGCTACCAAAGTTACCAGAACCAATGTTTTGAGATTCTTGTTGTGCTTGGATGGTTGGGGCTAACTGTTGCAACTGTTGGTTTTGGGCAGCAAACAAACCGCCTAGCGCGGTTGATGTGTTTGGTGTTACAGCGCCAGTGGTTGGATTGACGTTCCATGGGCTAGCTGCGCCGCTGGCAATATTTTGTAATGTACCACCAGCTTGGGTAAACATATTACTTGGGCCGGAAAGGGCATTAACCGCGTTTTGTGCAACGGTTGCGCCGGGAGCTGGAGCAGCTGCATTGGCCGCTGTAGCTTGGTTAACCACGTTTTGTTGCGCGGTGTCATACCATGAGGGCAGCGTTGTTTGTTGAACGCCAGTGTTTGAAATAAGACTACTTAATCCTGTGCCTGCCATATTATGCCTTCACCTTACGTTTTGCATCTGTTAAATAAGCTAGTGGGCCTTTTGAATCTGGTGGCAAATGTTTTGCATCAGCAGCCCGTTTATGTTTACGAATTACAGCCAAAAACTCAGCTAGTGTTTTAGCACCCGCATCGTTATCGCCATTACCTAAAGATGATACCACATCCGCTGGAATAACAAACTCTCCAGAAGCCAACATGGCAGGGACAGAGTCGCTAGTACCATCTCCTTCACCTTTTACATAAGCGTGTTTTAATCCACCTTCTGAAAAGAATTCTGGGTTGTGGCCTTCAGGAATATTGCTAGTACTTCCACCAGCATTCATACCAATTAACTTGTTACCTAAATCGCCAACTGCACCTGTTTTACCGGGAATTCCGTATAATTGTACGGCGTGACCATGGGTAAAACCGGGCGACACACGTGGGTAGCCAGTTTGGGTATAGTTATATGTTGGCGACGGAACGCTTTGGCCTTCGGCAAACTTTAGCACTGGAGCCTGTTCTTGGTTGGATTGCAATACACCGCCACTATATTGTGTAGGCGATACTTGATTAGCACCTTCTACAATATTAGGCATGCCTTCCAAATTAATTTGTTTTGCGGCAATTTGCGCTGGAGTTAATGATTGCAAACCAGTGGAAGAACCACCAATTTGATTGAATTGTCCAGCAGTTAAATTAGTACCAACAGAAGAATTGCCAAGATTAGATAGGCCAGTTGATGCTGTTGATGAAGTGGCGGCAGTATACGGTGTACCATCGGCATTAACCGGGTTACCGTTGTTGTCACTGTAGCCAGTTGGGCTCAGTGATGAAGCATATACTGTAACTGCCATTATTTCTTCCTCTTCTTTTTCACTTTTCCACCCTTCTTAGAGAAGATTGGATCCATCTGTGGTGCTGATTGTGGTGCCGGTGCGCTAGCTACCGGATTAACTGTATCTTGTGTTGTTGGTAAGCCAGCTAATGTAATCTCTTTACCACCAGTTGTACCGCCCACTAAATTAACTATTCCGGGGTTCGTACCGGATGTTGCTGTACCAGTTGTTGATAAACCACTCAATCCACCTGTACCAGTTAAAGTTCCTGATCCGCCAGTTCCAACACCGATGCCGCCAATACCAATTCCCGTGCCACCCGCTCCTGTACCTGTTCCAACTGTCGTACCGGCCCCATTACCCGTTCCAGCTACATTACTTGTTCCTGTTCCAGCATTACTTCCGGAACCTCCCGGAATCGTAGCAGTTACATTAGACGGCGCGCCACCCGGAACTGTAGCAGTAGTAGGTGTTGTGCCGCTTGTTGTGGCTGGTTGTTTTGTCGCCGCAATATTACTTAGGAAATCTTGTAACGTTGGGGTGACTGGAATTGCACTTACATCACCATTAATTGCTGCGGTATATGCACTTGCTTCAGATTGTGTTAAACGACCTTCCAATACAGCAGTTTCAATTTCCTGCATTGTTGGCAACGTTCCAGCAGCTTTTTCAGCAGCAATCTGTTCTTGAGTTATTGTATCAGTTGCCGAACCAGTTGCTGCGCCAGTTCCGGTTGTTTCCGTTGGCGTTAATGATGTTGCGTTAGTTGTACCGCCAGCTGTATCTGCAACAGGAATGTCAAATTGTCCTGTTTTTGGATTATATGCATATGTTGACCCAGCAATTTGCTGAGTCGATGTTGATGGCAATCCAACTCCCGGACCAGCAACAGGCGTATTTGCATTTGGTGTTAAACTGGCTTGGTAACCTTGCGCCATGGCTAAGGCTTCTTGGGGAGTCCAATTTTTTGCAATTGCATCATTGTAAATTTGAACAGCGTTTGGATCTGTCAAAGTACTTGGCGCATTGATATTAGTTACCGCCGCGCCCGGATTAACAATTTGCTGCGTTGCTTCTACAATTTGCGCCAATTCATTATTGGTGCCGCTCTTAATGGTTTGAATGTAGGTATTCTGCGCATTGCTGCCTAACATTGCTGCATTGTTAGCCACATCTAAAGCCTGAGTATGATCTAAGCCTTGTGATGTGGCGTTGTTATATGCTGCTTGCTGGCTTGCATCTAAACTATTAACTTGTGTTGCTGTTTGTAATGCTTGTGTGGGTGACACACCATTTGTTGTGATGTCATTATAAAACGCTTTAGTTGCTGTTGCGCTCATGGTCGCCAATTGTGGCGCAACGGTTACTGCATCTTGCGGATTAACGCCATTGTCTAAAGCGTAAGTAAATGAATCTTGCGATGGCTTATCCATCGTATTAACGCTAGTTGCAATTTGCAACGAAGCTGTTGGATCACCATTTGCGGCAAAATCTTTATTAAAGCCCAACTGCGCAGCATCTGACATATTGCTTGTCTGCTGTACCGCGTCTTGCACTTTAGTTGTGTAATCACTAATCTGTGTTTGTGCTTGTGTTGCAGTTTGATTTAACTGTGCATTAGCATCTTGAATAGCTTGTGTTTGACCCGTATAATTTGTTGTTGCTGTTTGATATGATTGATAATCAGTATTGTACTGATTACCTGCATTTGTAGCAGCAGTTTGTAGCGCTGTTAAATTATTCGTATCATTACTTAACGTAGTCGTTAAAGTATTAATTTGATCAGCTAAACTATTAGCTGTAGTTACATCATTAGCTGCTTTAGCGGCATTATACTGATCAACTAAACTAGTATAATTGTTATAGTCGTTACTATAACTAGTATATGCTGCATTATAGGCATTATTTGCGCTAATTAAATTATTATACGAAGTCTGCGCCGTTGTGTATGCTGGCGTTACAGTATTTGTATAATAATCTTGTTGCTGTTTTTGTTGGTCGTTAATGCCAGAAATAGTTTGGTTGACTTGAGTTGCAATATCCGAACCAGTTTTAGATAAATACTGGGATACGCCTTGAGCAACTTCACTATTTTTTAATGATGAACCAATTTGATTTAAACTGGTATTAACCAAACTGCTAACAAATGTGGCACCAATGTTTTGACCAGCTACAGCCGATGCACTTGTAGCTCCGGCAATTCTACCTGCAATCGATGATATTGTTTGGCCCGCACCTAAATCTTGTGCGCCAAGGTTCACACCACCACCAACAGCTGTACCAACGCCGGTAGCCAAACCAGTTAATAATGAGCTATCAATATTACCAGTCATAACTAAACTTTTAGCTGCAGCACCGACTGCATTACCCGCAGCACCAGCTAAAATTTGCTGCGTTGCGCTGTTCATTATACCGTCTAATTCAGCGCCGTATGCGCCAGCGTATGCTGTTGCTAATACAGATGGCGCCACACCAGCTGAAGCAGCCTGCGCCATACTATTGGCAACATCAGGCGCTAAGTTATATGATTGCTGTAACGTATTGGCAATTTGATCTGGCGGAATTCCTTGTTCAACCATATTAGCAGCATCTTGTGTTGCAATTGATGCAGTACTATCTGCAGCTGGGGCCAATAATGCGTCACTAACCCCGGATGCAATATTACCAGCAACATAAGACATTGCAGCACCTTCAGCTGCTTGAGTAATACTGCCGCCGTGGGCAATTGTATCTGCTGCAGATATTAACGGAAGGGCCCATGCTTGGCCAGTAGCCACTGCAGCAACTTGCGCAATCGTACCGATTGGGTCGCTTTCAATTTTTTGCACAACAGGTTTAATAGCATTACCAATGTGCTCTACCGCACTTCCAACAGCACTGCCAACTTCTTGAACAACATTACCAATATCTTTAATTCCGCCGGTAATGGCATCGCCAACATCAGTTGCTATTCCAGTAATTGCTTGTACTACGCCGCCCATTATAGTCCGCCTTTATCGTTTGGTTGCGCACGATCCGGTAAACCGCCTTTATGGGCATCTCCAAGATTTACAATAACAATATAATCCCCATCTTCTTTTTTCTGAATACGATAACCCATATTAGGAAATGGCCGATGGCGTTTTACGTATTTAAAAATACTTAATAAAGACGGATCACTAAATTGGGTTACTAATGTTTTAAATCCTGCCATTCCAATTGCTTTAGTAAATACTAAAGAATTGTGCAAATAGTTTGGGATAGTATCTGCATTAATAGCCCTAAATTGAGCAATTTTTCCATCTGTGGGAGATTGATGAACCACAAATATAGTATTGCCTTCGCGCATCATTAGCGCTTTCATTTGATACGCTTCTACTGTCAAACTGGCTTTAATTTGCTCGGCCGAATGCTTGCCCCCAAGTTCTTTGGCTGCTATCTTAATAATCTCGTCTTGCGAGAGCTTTTGATGTTTAGAATCGACAAAGGATGACATAGGGTTTTCTACATATATTAATGCAAAAAAAGGGCATTAATCGCCCTAAATCAATAGCTTAAACCATTGACAATTAATGTAAATTCTCGCGCCCAGTCTTGCCAATTTTCAAACTTGTCCGGACTTGGAACTGGATAGGGCTCAAAAGCCGCTAGGCTTGACATATGCTGAGCTGCGGTTTTCCAGTCTTCTTCCGGCGAAAACACAATATGTTCTTGGCTGTAATAAATGGCCATATTGCCGTTCCAATCTTCCCAGCTCATTAAGTCTGGAACAAATGGAAAAAATTGACCAACAGGTAGCGGCTTATGGGCGCTCATCACCGTACTCAGCTGTAATTACCAATTTACCCATTTCGTAGTTTCCGTCTAATACGTTGGATACAAATTTTAATTGTACTAAACGATGCTCAACACGAAGGTCAATTTTGCCAGTATCTGGATCAAAATAATATGGGCCGGAATCTTCTTCATCCGTTGCAGGCGCGCCACTGGCAAATTTACGACCCAAAATGGTCATCGACATGGTGCCCGTTTGTAAAAAGTTTGGCTCGATACGGCGTAAATGCATACGGCGATTAATGCCAACTAAAGAATTTCCGCCCGGCGATCCAGAGATCCAGCTAATGTCGCTGGTAGTAATACTAGAATAAACAGCTGTTTCGCCGTTTAAAGCGATTTGGTTTTGGCCGTATTCATGTTGCCATACATTATAGCCGCCGGTAACATAGTACACTGGCTCACCAACAATAGGCAATGGAGTAATTGGTGTTGATACAGTAACTAAAGTAACACCCGGTGGTTTGACCGTAGTGTTATAAATATTTTGGCTAGCTGTAATTTGATAAGTTGGGTATTGCGGTACGTTAAAAAACGTTACGCTATCGCCCGGACTAAACGTGGCTGTTTGGTCGCCAGCTAAATAAAACTGGTTATTGGCTGGAGCCGACAAACTAGCAGGATGCGCAATTACATTAGTTGCTGTACCAAATATTGGGTTGTAATTCCAATCAATCCAAATTGGATTGGGGAACAATTCTGTGGTATATCCACAAGAACGTTGAGCACCAGCCGCTTGACCAGCATCATACCAGATCTTATCTTTGGTATTATAGATAATGGCGTCAGTACACTCTGTAGCGGTACCACGGGGGTAAAAGAACCAAATCTCGTTGTAGCGTGGAACCTTGGTGGCCCATACTTTTTGACGCTGTTCGTAGTTGATGTTGTCGAAAAGGTAATTTACGTTCTTATCATTAGGGACTACCGTGACTTGGCCGTTGTACGCATAGAAGCGATCAATACCCATCCACCAGTAAACACCGTCCATCTCGACCACTGCACTGGACGACATGATAGAGATTTGGCTAGAAACAATATCGTAATTCCAGTAAGTCGATGGCGTTGTCGCTGCTGCCGCGCCCGCTGGATTAAACGTAACACGAATAAGACTGTCTGTTGCCCAAAATAAACCAGACGGCGAATTAGTACCGCCGCGCATTGGTAAACCTTTAACAATCTTAGAGCTACCTACGTTGACTTGGTTTGCTAAAGGCCCGTTCCAGTCATAAAAATTCTGGTTACCATAAGTGCCGTTAACGTTGTTGTTAGCAATAAACCCATGCGAGCCATACACAAAAACAAACGGATATAAAACACAAACACCGCCATCAACAGAGATTGGCTTATAGGTTGGGTTTTGTCCTTGGCTATCAGACAATCCAGTAAACGACCAGCTGTAATTTGTGCCGGGAGTAATTTGGCCTACTAATACTTGGCTAGGTACGCCGCTATCGATATTAACTAGGTCTTTAGCTGGATGAGCAAACACATACAGCTGGCCGCCGTATGGGCTAAACTGAGCATCAAATTGCCAGTTATTTAAAAATGGCCCAGCTTCTGAATCCGGTGTAAATACGGCGTTACTGGTTAAATATACTGTATTGGCATTAGCAGGAACCGTACCGCCAGTTAATGTAACCGTAGTTGCATTTGATGTATAGGTGGCAGACGAAACAGTATAAGTTGTAGCGTTACTAGTTTGCTGAAATATTAACGTGCTGCTATTTACAAAGGTTGATACTGTGTTGCCACTAATCGTAATCGTAGAAGCTATTGAGTTGCTATTTGCAACTGGTACAAAAGCAGTTCCGGGCAATATAGTAACTGGAAATGGACCACTACCTGTGGCGAAGGTTGTGCCAGTTGTAAAAACGTCAAGCTCTTTGTAGTTACCGGCAAAAATGTAGTTAACGCCATTGTATGGTTGTGCAACCATGCCGCGGTAAATACCAACTAAGCTAGTAAAGATTGAGCGATAGCCGCCCATCTTTTTAGGGATACCACGTTGAAAACGGCACCAAACGCCGTCTACATATTCATCAGTTTCAAAGTAAGTACCATCACGCTTAATACCCGGTGGAACTGCTAGTGTGTAAATGCGGGTAAATTGCGAGGTATCTTGCTGAGCATTATCAGCTGCCATTTAGAACGTCCCGCCGCTAATTGATTTTGCGTTTAATGATGCCAATACATTTACTGCAGGCTGCATGGCGTTTGAGCCATCAAGGTTTACAATTTCAGTACCATTAGCAGTTAAGCCTAATACACCGGTACCAACTAAATACATACCGGTAGTTGTATCATTGTTAAACGAATACGCTGGTAATCCAGCGGTACCGTTAGCAGCATAAAACAAACCGGTGGAAGATGATGTTAGAGTGTACAGATTAGTACCATCGCTTAATACCGTGGCGATATTACCGGCAGATAAAATCAATGGCGTTTGGCTACTACCTTGGCATTTAAACGTGATGTTATAGCCAGTTTGGTTAGTATTATTAACCAAAATGTAAATCTGGGTAATTGCTGGCAAAGTCACTGCCAAAGTCTGTGTGCGGGTACCAGACTGTGCAATATAGGTCTGAATAATTGGTGCGTAAGAAATTAAGCTAAATGTGTTACCCATGATGGTATCCACATCATAGGTTGCTGAGTTAAATGTAACCGCAGAAGGAGCAACCCAACCAACAGTAATAAATCCACCGCCTACTGAATCATAAAAAATAAAACCAGAGTCACCGGGGTTAGTTACAATGGTACTTTCGCCATTAATTAAATTTGGCGATGTTGGAGTAATCGATAGTGAACCAGTGCCGTTATTTCTAAAACCAATCCACCAGCCAGTGGATAAAGTTTGAACTGAAGGTAAAGTATAAGATCCCGCACCAGCGTTCCAGTTAAATGTTGTGCCGCGGCTAGCATCGTTAATAATTGGTGTTGAGGTAATATCAACTACGTTTTGTGTTGTAGCAAGTTGGCCATTAACGGTAGTTAAACCGGCGCCAGCTAATGCAGCCGCATCAGCGTATGATGTGCTTGCGCCAAAAGCTACACTGCCCCACACACCACCAGTGGTAGTGTTATTTGTAAGATAGAAGTAGCGAGCATTACCGCTGGATAACGTAACTGAATTTGCGCCAGCATAATCTGCAATTGTGACTGTAGTTGAACCGAGGTTTCTAAACAGTATGTCAGCGCCAACGGTGCCTTGATCAGCTTCTGGTAAATAAATGGTAGCACTATTAGCATTAGAGGCAACGCAATCAATAATGCGAGCAGCAGGAACTTCACCAGTAGCTTGGTTAACAATAGCAGGCCAGTAAAGGGGAGTATTTGAGGAGAAAGAAAGTGCATAATAGGATACGTCTGTTGGGGTAACAACAGTACCGGTAAAGGGCGATGTGTAAACTGGTGTAGTCATTTATTAGGGTTCCTGAACCGTAGTATTGCGATCCACGCGGCGAGCATCGTCTTCTTTTTTGAGTGCTGCGAGTGCATCGGTATAGTATTGTTTCCAAACAGGCAGCTTATCGAGGGCTTTTAAATAACCCTGAGCTTGCAATAGCGAGCCATACAACATCGCTTGTGGTGCAATTTGAGTCCACAAGTTTTGTTGGTTGTTTTCATCCAGTGGCTGAATCTCAGCAAAGTAAATAATTTCTACTGGATAGCTTTGATCTGGCGCCGGAGCAAAATTCCAGTTGCTGTAATCATAATCAGCATAATATTGTGGTTTAGCATTAGCTGATTCTGCCAAATACTGAGCCACATAATCTTGGCTACGAATAAGCATTGGCTCACCATTTACCTTCATCGACACTGTTTTACGCCAACGAGCTGGTTTGTTAAGAATGGTTTGGTTTGTTGCTAAGTTAGTCTCAACTACAATTAACTGCATGTAGGTTTTGAGTTCAGCGGCAATGGACGATTCTGTCAACGCGATTAGGTTAGGAATCTGCGCAACAAAGTCGGCGTCCTTACGCTCCATGTATTGTTGGATATTTAAAACCAAACTATCATATGTCATTACAACTGCCATGTATTACCTCGTATAGTAGCTGATGTTTGGTTGGAAATAAATCGGTGACTTATCGCGGTCTTCATCTTCGAACTCTTGACGTGCTTGTAATGCCAATTTTTCTAAATAGGTTACGCGGTTTAAATCAATACCGGGCAACTGCATCGCTAATTTGTGTGAAAGCGCTGCTTGGAAATATGGCAACGCACGATCTGGCATGTACAAATCGTTAGTTAATGAACCCACGTCTTGGGGTTGCAATTCTAAAATAGTTTCAAATACTTGGAAATTGTTGTTTGGTACTGGCCACAAATACATCTGTGGATCGATTTGACGATTAAACCAATACTGCAAAGAACGCTGACTTTGGAATTGCTTATTTGGCAAATCAAAATAGTCGGTGCGGTTTAGACGTGCCAAAGGAATAACTTGCTGCGATTGAGCAAATTGGATAGCACGCAAAGAATAGGTTGAGCTGGTATTACGATTTTTTAAACGATAGTAATAAAACTCTTGAGTGGCGTTAATTTGGAAATATTGCCACTGGAAGTCTGTCAAACTAACAGATGGGAATGATTGCCAAGTTGTCCAATTAATACCATCATTACTAACTTGGTAATCTAATGAATACGTTGTTGTGGTGTTTGGTGAATAGGCATTAAACCCAACATAAAATACGCGAGTTTGCTGACTATATGATGCACCAAAATAATTCTCAGACAATGTGGTTGTTGCATAACCCAATAAATCTGCATTGGCGTTTTGGTCAAACAACAAAGGCGCCGCTGCGTTATCAATTGGCAAAGCAGCAGAAATAGATGGGTTAACAATGTATACCCAGTTTGCTTCCAAAACATCAACCGTATTGGTCGGCAAAGATAAATACTGCTCATTGGTCTGCGCGCCCAAAATCTCTACTTTTTGTAACCAGATATTAATACCGCGGTTAACAGAGTTTTGGAGAATGTAGAAAAGCGCCTGTTTGCCAGCATTCACTAGCTCAGGCGTCATCTCTTCTGCAGTACGGCCTGCATCACGATAAGCGTACGAAATCAGCTGATCAACGTTAATTGATGTCTGGTTATATGTCCCTGAGTAGGCCATTAATTACTTCTTTCCGCGTTTAGTTTTGCCGCCTTTTTTAAGCAACACGCCTCTGCCGTTAGGAGTCATTTGTACGGGCGCTCTTGGAGCGGTACCAACGCCGGGAATGTTAATTGTATTACTTGGCTCTCTGCTCATTCCGGGATCCATGTTAACATAAGGTTTGGATGATGAACGAGCAATTCCCGGATCAACATCTTTACCTGATTTTTGGAATTCACGAAGCTGGTTTGCTACATCTTTATCGCTTAAAGCACCAGACAATTTACCATCGGCCATCTTTTTAACTTTTCCGCCTTTTTTCAATTTAGACAGATCAGTATGCTTGCGCTCATGAAGCTGATCATCGTGCATCTTAAATGCTTTTTTGATCATCTTCTTATCTTGCGCAACGTCGCCACCTTCTTTATAGTGGCCACCAGCGCACATCATCTTGACGTTTTGTTTGAAGTCTTTCATATTATCTCCCGCGGCCGGCAGCACGCTTGGTTACTTTTTGTGGCAGATTAGGTTTAGCTTTGCCAGCTTTAACAAATTCCTTGCCAACTTTTTTAGGAATGCCAAGGGTGGACTTACCCTCGGCTGCCGCATACATAGCGCCCAACTGGGCTTTTGATTTGATTGGCATATTATTTCCTTTTTACTTTGCCGCCACGTTTTTGAGTAGGCATAGCGGGTGCAGGTTGCTGTTGTTGCATAGCTGGCATATTGGGTGCAGGTTGCTGCATAGGAGTTGGTTGGGCACCAACACCGCTAACAGCAGCGTTCATTGGGCTTAAGCCAGATAGTTTGCCAGCGATATAGTTTTTCAAACGACGTGCTGGACCAGCAACCATTTCGCGGGTAGCAGCGTTATCTTGACGGTCTAGTGCATCTTGGGCGGCATATGGGTCTTTTTGAAAACTTGGTGCGCCTGTGGACAGACCGTCAGCAAACTTTTTTACACCACCACCTGTTCTGTACTTGTTTGCCATTTCTTTGGCACCAGATGGAGAGGCAGCTTTTTTGTCGCCGGTTGGGGCAACTTTCTTAATCATGTCCTTGTCAGCAGCTGGCTTGCTTTTTTCTTTAGCAACGTCGCTACCCTTCATGGCTGGCTTAACGGCTGCCTTAGACGGAGCTGCGGCTTTCTTTGGCTTGATGTCTTTGGCTTTTTGAATGCTGTCTTTGTCGCCAGAAGATTTCTTAGCGCCATAAATGCCAACTGCGCCGCCATCTTTGTATTTACGAACAGTACCCATAGCTTTTTTAGTACGGCCGCCTTTTTTCATCATTGGGGCTGCGTCGGTTTCATCTTCAACATCAGGGGTTGTGCCCTTGATGCCAGCGACCATCTTGTTCTTTGGTCCTGCATCTTTTTTAGATACAGCAGGCACGCCTTTGTGTTCTTTAGCTTTTTTAGGTTTGCTCATTTCTGGCTGGATTGATCCGCCTTCTTTGAAGCATTGCATCTTAGGTAATTTTTTGAAGCCGTCTTCCATGGTGATTCCTCGAGGTTAAATGGGTTGTTGGATTGATCAGATCCTATTAATATTAATGCACAAAAACAAGGTTTTACGCCCCGCTTAAGAACAGCTCGCGCTCTATCTTCCGGCGCTTTAGCAGATTCGGTTCGCTCCATAATAGAAACGAATCGGCTGCTTTTTTGATATCTCCACGGTTAAGGTTCCTAACCACGCTAGATGCCATCATGTTGTCTGGGCCAATGTTATGGCACAGACTATGTAGTGCGTCAGATTGTGTTCTGGTGACAGGCACTCTAATACTTGTTTTAAGGGCCGTAGAGCACTTTTCTAGGTCTTGGGTAAGGATACCCCTCACCTCATCGTCAGAAAGCTCTCTACGGAGCATATAGCCCTCGTCAGCACGGATTAGATGACCCACACCAATTGTCCACTTTCCATTTGAGTCCTGATACGCTTTTTTGCGCACACCCTCAAAGTACTCAATCAGGCCAATAGTAGATTGTGCTACCCACTCAAAATCCGTCTTATAGTTAGCCAGCCACTGGGCCATTGGATCATAATTTGCGGCGCTAAATGTTAGTCCCAGCGCGCAAACGCAGGACGCAATTATCCTAAGCATAGTACCTCCTATTTGCTTATATTAATGCAAATTAGGCAGCTTTGCCTGATAAAAATAGTGTTGCCTCGGCGTGGCGGCGTTTGAGTAGGCCAGCCATTACGTGTCCGCCAGCTTTGTCCCATTTCAGGAACTCTTCTGCGGCGCCTTCCATATCACCCGCGTTGACCTTTTTGAGCAAGGTCGAGTGGTTGAGGTTGCCGCAGCCACAGTTAAATGCAAAGTCAACCAGCGCATCAAACTCTTCTTGAGTGATGTCAGTGGTAACGTGGGCATTTACGTCTGCAGCCGCTTTTTGTACGTCTTGGCGTAATAGCTCTTCAGCCTGTTCTTTGGTGATTGTTAGGCCTTGATAGACATCAGGACCAGTGTGGCCATAGCCGATAGTCCAAGGATCTGCACCAGTGCCGGGATCAGGATAGGCGTCGAGCCGACAGCCTTCAAATGTTTCAGTAAGGTGTAAACCATCTTTTGAATATTCCATTATTTAACCATTAGTGAGTTGTATTTTTGGATGACGTCGTTGCGCTCTACTTCTGAGATGGCGCATTGGCGGGCAAACCCGACAAGAACTTCTGCATCTGGCTCAAGTAATCTGAGTCCTTGACTTGGTATGGCAGCGGAGGTATTTCCGTTTGCTGGTACACCGGGGTTGTGCACCCCGCGCAACATAGCAACAACGCCATCGTAGCGATTTTGTAGTTCATCTTTGTCCTTCTGTGTTTGTTGTGAGATAACACCCTGTTCCTCAATCACCTTATTCTGGTGCTCAATCGCTTCGGTGTTGACCTTAGCAATCTTAGCCTCATAATAGTCTGATGTTGCAAACCAGCCACCGTAGCCGCCGAGGAGCAGTGCTCCAGCAACTAAGTAGGCAGTGGTTGAGCCACCAGTAAAGAGGGATAGGATGTTACTAAACATTATACCTTGGGAGGAGGGGTTTGTTGTGTGGCTGCCTTGCCAGCAATCACAGCACCGCCGCCAGTTAAGGTCGCGGCTAGGCCAATCCCGAGCTGGTTCAGGTCGAGCGTTGGATTATTGTAGACGTGGATGATGGCGCATGCTGCAAAGGTGAGTAGGGCAACAAAAGCCATTACTCTGGCGATGCAGAACATTTCACCACAGTCTTCTGTAAAGATGTCTTTGAAAAATTTACTTACCATTTATATCCCCATGTTGCGTACCATGCGATTACTGCCGCAAACAGGAAGCAGATAAACTGCACCCTGCGTACTTCTTTTAAATCATGCTGGAACGCTTCGTTGTCTTTGCGTTCCATATTTTCAATATCTAGCTTAATTCTGAGGACCGCGTCCCACTCCTTAGCACCATACTTTTTTACAAAGTCAATCTTTAATTTAGCTTCTTCTTCGGAGATCTGCTTCTTTTGCTTCCAGTCTTCTAGGGCGCGGATCAGAGCGTTTTGCTTTTTAAATTCTGCCTCGCGTCTAGCGCGAATCCGTTCTTGGGCTTTTTGATGGGCGACTGCTGCGCCATCTTGTTGAATGTTTTCAATGCTCTTGGTCAGCTCTTTGCCGGCCTTGAGGCTCGAGTTTAGTGTACCACTAAGAGTCTTTGCTCCCTCGCTAATACCAAACGGATCGGCCATATACTCATGGCTTCGTTACAAAGTAGTGGCTAAGGAATCCAACAAACGAGCTTAATGCCGAGATGACCATCATGCCAGCCCACATACCGCCTTTGGATTTGTTTGCTAGTTCGCAGAGTTGCTCTACTGATTTTTCTAATTTATCGATCTTTTTCTCAAGCGAATCAACC